CTACCGCTGCATGCGGGCATCGGTGCCCTTGTAGAGGATGGCCAGTTGCTGGTCGGCGGATACCTGAGATATGGTTCCCTCAATGACTGCCTGCCGCAGCTTCTCGGCCTGGACGCGGATGGTCTGGTTGCGCAGCTCCGCCATTTCCTTCGCGTGAGCTTGCATCATCTGCATCCGCTGCTGGAGATACTTCCGCTCAGCCAATTGGGCCGCCAGGGCGTTGGCCCGCTCCATCTCGGCCAGTTCTTCGCCGTGGGAAGCGGTCAGTTCCCCGGCTTCCTCCATCCGTCCCGCTTCCAACAGGGCGGCCCGCTGAGCCTCATATTCCTGGACGGCCTGCAACCGTGCCAGGTTGTTGCTGAATTCTACGTTCGCTATCTCATCCCTGTAGCCTGTTTCCAAATCGACGAGCTCTTGCCCGTGCGCCTGCATGAGGGCAATCTCTTCGGCTAATCCGCTCGCTCGCGCTTGTAGCACCGCCATGCCGATTCGCTGCCTGCTCTCCTCGGCCTTAGCCACCATCGCGTCGTAGAACGTCGACGCGGAGGCCACGGAAGCGATCAGCTCATCCGATACGACCATGGCGGCCGCGGTCTGGGCGTCCGTCCAGAGTGCGGTTTCCTGCGTCGCCAGGCGTATCTTCTCGCCCACGGACAACAGACCTTCCTCCAATCCTTCGAGGGCCGGGCCGACCTCGTGGTTGAGAAGGATGTGCAGAGCCTCCCAGTTCTCCCGATTGCGTATCAAGCCGTCGTCCACGGCGTGCATGGCGACCACGGCGTCGCTCATGCCGGGCGGCAGGTTCCGCTGCTCGCGCAGGAAATCGACCATGGATGCCAGGTATTCGTCATAGGTCTGCTTTGAGGCGGTCAACTTCTGATCAGTAGTCTCTGTCGCCTCAGCCATCGCCTGCTGGGCGGCTTTGATCTTCTCGGTAACGGCGGCTATGCCCACGCCCGCCAATATGATGGCGGTGACAGCTAGCCCGATGGGGTTCGCCACCATCATCAGGTTCAGACCTTTGATGGCCGTTGCCAGCGTCGTCACGGTCGTAATGACCTTGGGCAAAGCGATAGCGAGCGCTAGTGCGCTCCCAGCGATCTTCAAGGTCGCAGGGTCCAGATTGGACAGGAAAGTGATGAGATTCCGCACTTTGTCCACAAAGCTGCCGATCAACTCCGTTACGCCCACGATCTTTGCCGCCACGTCCCCGCCGAATATCGTCGCCAGGGCGCCCTGGAGGTCTCCGGCCACCAGCTTGTCGATTACTATGCCCAACTTTTCGCCCAAACCGGCCAGGTCCTCGCCTAGACGAGCGATGAACTCCTGCACCTGCGGCTTGTCGAAAGCGGCCGTCAGGTATTCACCCACCTTGCTCAGCGGCGTCATCAGACTCTGCAGCGCCGGGACCAGGGCCGTCCCTACTCGATCCTTGAGGTTCCCCAGCGTGGTCCCCAGTGCTGCCCAACTCACCTGCGCAGTCCCAGCGATTTCGGGCATGGCCGCCGTGTTCTTGGCCAGCTTGGCAAGAACGACGTTCATCATACCCGCTTGTGTCTGTGCTTTACTTAGCTCCTTGGCCTCGACGCCGAACATGCTCGATGCCTCTGCCGTGGCATCTGATAGAGCAACCTGAATGCCCAGGTTGTCCAGAATCATCGGGCTTAGCCGACCGACGCCCTTCACCAGGCTATCGATCATGAAACCCATGTCTTCGCCGGTCGCCGCCGATACCTTGCCTAGGTATCCCATGGCATCAGGAAGCTGATCGGCGAACGTTTTCGACACCAACTGCGCCGCCGAGTTGTAGGACATCATCAGGTCCGCATCGCGGACCATGCCCAGGCTTCCCTCTCGCAGCTTGGCTATCATCTTGTCCGCGTCGCCCGTGATCCCTGCAAAGGCGTCGCTGATCCCCTCGAGCGGCAAGGCATCGATGGCCAGCTTGGCCATCCCGGCGATCCCCACGGCAGCGCCAGCAAGGCCGCCCACGATGGCGGTCTTCCCGATCTTGGCCAGCTTGGAGCTGAGCCGCTTCCCCAGCTTGGTCAGCGGCCTCTCCAGCTTCCCTTGAACCTTATTCAGGTCCTTTCCCAGACCTGCGAGATCGGCTTCTATCGGTACGACTGCCTTGCCTAGCTCGCTTTCCTTTGCCATCCCGCCTTCTCCGCTTCAGTCGCTTCTCTCGCTCATCTAGCATTCTCCGCTCTAGCTCTTCGTGCTCCGCCTGCCGCCGGGCCAGCTCCTCGCCCTTGAGCGTCCGGGTCACGAACGTCGATAGCAGGCTGCTCAGCGGCGGCAGCCGCTTCCGCCGCGACAAGGCCGCCGTATACCAGGCCAGCCGCACGTCCTGGTCGTGCTCCTGGTCTCGTCGCCATCCCGCCGCCCGCATCACCGCGTGCAGCTCGCGCGGGGTCAGGTCCCAGAACTCTTGGACGCTCAGGCCCACACGCAGGCCATCCCGCAGCAGCCTGTCCCAATTCCAGTCCTCTAGGCTGGGGGGGAGTCCTCGTCGGCTCCCCCTTCCTCCTCGTCGTCCGGATCGTAGGCCAGCACCGCGCCCACCGCTTCCAGCACCACTACCGTCGCTTGGCCGAATCCCATCTGATCCATCCGCTCGAAAGCCGTGTTCGGCGGCAGCGGCCGCGCCCCGCCCATCCTGTCCTTCCGAGCGGTATTGAGGCCGATCTGCAGCAGGGTGGCTATTTCACCTACGCCCACTTCGTCGCGCATCGCTCCCTGGGCCAGTTCGAGGACGCTCTTCCCCATCCGCTTTTCGGCCTCAGCGAGTGCCCGGTTAGTGAATAGGATGCGGTGCTCCTGGTCGTCAACGATCAGGATCCCCTCACCCCTGGCTCCTGTGGGCATCAGCTACCCTCCGTCCACTCGCCGTCGATGTCGAACGAGCTCGACACCGTACAGGCATCCTGGTCCGGACCCGCCTCGCTCAGGCTGGTGATCACGGCCATGGCGCTCTCTAGGATGACGCCCTCTTCCTGCCGCATCAGTTGCACCTTGTCGCCGTCGCGCATGGCGCTCTTGAGCCTCAGATAGGCGACGTCGTCAGGCACGTACAGCGCGTCCAACGACATCGTCGCGCTGTAGCGTCCAGGATCCACCCGCCGCGCTCGATTGTCCTTCGAGGACATGTCGATCGACTCGGTGCTCTCCTCAAAGGTCACGTCCCTCTGGCTTCCCACCAGGTCGCCCTCAACCAGTACCAATACGTCTGCACCGTTCATGATTCTCCTTCCACTTCCATGCTAATGAGTCGCACGGAGACCACCCGCCCGTAGGCTCTATCCTCGTCGGCCACGATCATCCCCGTACATTCCGCCACCCACGTCTCGAATCCATCGATCGCGAGCAAATGACGATGCAATCGCGCCCTCACCCGCTCGGCGATCTCCTCGATCGTCACCGCCGACCCGTCCGCCTCGGCGTAGCAGCGCACGTCGCGCCGTATCTCCCGCCCCAGCGTCGTCTTCGTGTCGAACGGCGCCACGCTCACCTCGCCCGCGCTCACCACGTAGGGCAGTTCCGCATCCCCGGCACCGGGTCTGTGGTAAAGATCGCCGGAGCGCCCTCATACGTGGCCAGCAGCGACGTCAGCGTCCCGTCCCCAGCCAATCGGTCATAGATCGCCTCCGTCAACGCGCTCATCCGCCGCCCGCCTCTCCCGTAGGGGCACGGTTTGGCGGGTACGCCCGAACGCGTGCCGTGCCCATCTCACCCGCCGCCACCTTCACAGATCGCGCCTCTCGTACAGACTATAGTGAGCCCCGTCTTCAACCTTGCGTAGTGGCCAGGGCGCTTCCTGCAACAACCATTCCATCTCACGGGCCACCCGCACGACGCCATCCGAGAGGCCAATCCAGGCGAATTCGTACACCGGCTCTCCGTCCTCACCCCAGTTCACGTGCGTGATCTCAATCGTCGCTTCCGGCCAGGTTGTAGGGGCACGCTTTGGCGGGTACGCCCGACCGCGTGCCATGCCCGTTTCATCACCTATCCCCGTGCCCATTTCACCCACGCTCATCGTTTACCCCTGATGATCTCCACGATCCGCTTCGCATTCCCGTAGACCGCAGGCCTTAGAAACGGCTGTGCCGCCATCTTGCTCGTGCCTAGTTCCACGAAATAGGCCCAGAAAGCCCGCCTCTTCACGCCCACCAGGCCGGTCACCTTCAATCCCCTAGCCTCCACCTCGTGCGTTATGTCGCCCTTCATGATCCCCCGCCGCACGGGGGCATTCCGCCGCGCCTCCTCAGCCGCGTAGGCCGCCGCCCGATCCATGTTGGCCGCCACTCTCCCCGACACCTGGGCCATGCGCCGCTTCTTCCCCGCCGCCCGCCCTTTCCACCTCACCTTGCTCACGGCTGGCCCGCCTTCTGTAACTCCTCGCAATCTATATCCAGATGGTGCCCCATGTGGCTCGGCTCGCGCACGGCCACCACCCTCCATGTGCGCCCTTCGCCCGTCAGCCGGTCCTCGCGCAGCACCTCGACCTCCGCATCGCAATACAGCACGTGGCTGATCCCTACCTGTCGCTGCATAGCCACCACTTGCTCCGTCGCCGTCGCCGGTCGCATCCGCCCATCGATCGTTCCCATGTCCGACCAGCTTTCCGCCCAGCCCCCCTGCCCATCGGCCGTCCGACTCATCCGGCTCTGCGTGAACATGCTGATGAACAGGCTGTCGATCAGGCTCATATCCGATACCTGTTTAGCTTCCGCTTCTCGCTCTGCAACAGGAAGGGCGCTACGCTCGCTCCCAGAGCGCTTTCTCCGGCGTAGGCTTGCTCCCCGCCGAACTGCACCGAATAGTCGCCCAGACTGGTCGCTGCTACCCCAGGAATCCCCTCCAACTCTTCGGCCCGTAGTCCCGCCTGGTATGCTCTCGCTGCCGCCCTCGTGCACACGTTCGCCACCTCGTCGGGCAGATCTTCCGCCACATATCCATGGCTGTATGTAATCTCGATGATCTGCACCCCGCTGGCCCACCTCCCGCCAATCCGGTGCAGTATCCCCTTCCCGTCCAGCTTGTAGTCATCGCCCTCGACCAGGATCTCGTCATCCTCGACGACTTCACTCACCTCCACCACCGGCAACTCGGGCAGGAGCACGATGTTGCTCCCGATGCTGTCCAGCGTGATCTCCTCGTCTTCGACCAGCTCCAGATGTTGCCGACAGTAACCCTTAATCGAGGCCGTGGCCTCCTCGATCGCCCGCTGCGCCGCCTCCCGCTTGCCCACCCCGATATCCACCTGCAGAAATGTGGCCACGTCCTCAATCGTGCAGAAGCCCATCTCCCCTCACCTTATCCTTCGTATCACGGCCCAAAACGACAGTCCTCGTCCCGCGCGCGTCTCATCCCCAGCGCGTAGGCAAAGTGCATCATCTGCAGCAACACAATCTGCGTCTTGGCCGTGTATTCCAGCGCCCGCCTGCTCTTTCGGGCCCCACATCTCTGCATCCCCGCCCACAGCAGCTGTATCGCCGCCTCTACTCCCTGCACCAGCACCTTGTGTTCCGGACCCGGCGTCCCGATGATCTGGTCGGCGCCATCCGTATCCAGAAGCTTCAAGGCCTCCTGGATGCGAGCGTTGACTTCAGCCAGCCTGCCAATCTCAGCCCCGGCTCTCCTCTTCGCCATCTCCCCCCTCCTCGTCCTTGACTGGCTCCGCCGCCTTATTCGCGGGCGATTGCGCGGACTTATCCGCGACCGGGTCCCGCTTCTTGTTCGCCACCGGTCGGCGCGCCTTCCTCTTTGACGGAGGTGGCCACAGCCCTCGAGCCCGCGCGTCGTCCTCGTACATCTGCACCATCACGCCATCTCGAACTGGCACCCGCACCAGCTTTCCGCCCCGCTTGGCCTCCGGAATGGTCATTCGACTCCGTATCACCGCCATTTCACCCCTTTCTCTCTGCCCGGGTCTGACCAAAACGCTTCCTGATCTTCTCTTCGTCCCCCGGATGGCAACGCACGTATACGCCCGGCTTGATCTCCACCCGCACCAACCGCCCACCCGAAGGCCGGACCTGCCGCCGTCGTGCCCGTCCGTGGGGCGGAGTAGCATTCCGCCCTCCCCTCCGTGGCCTATGCCGCTGTGCCGCCTTCGACGTCTCGCCCATCCAGGATCGCGGCAGCGTGCAAAACACCGGCTTCACCTGGTACACCGCCCGCAGAAACGCGAGACGCTTATCCCCGTTTTCGGCCATCTCCTCCTGCCAGGCCGCCAGCAGCGCCCGCCCATCCAGGCTGTTCCGCACAAAGACCAGCTCGTGGGCATACAGCAGGACCCGTAGATCTCGCGTCACCGCCTCCGTCCGCTTCCGCTCTGAGGGAATGCCCACGTCCGCCGCCACCACCCCATACCGCCACAACGGCGCCGCCGCATCCCACCGCTCCAAAAAGTGCAACCCATACTCCAGCAGATCCCACGGAATCCGCGCGCCTGGCTCGGCGAAGATGGCCCGGTCGAACTCTACGTCGTAGCCATCCGACACTACCACCTGCAGGCCCATCCGCTTCCCTCGCCCCTGCGCCGCCTTGTCTGGCTTTCGCAGCACCAGTACATCTTTCATTTCGGGGACGCCCCGCCTTTCCTCACCTGCAGCGTAGCGATCAGCGATGACTTCTGGTCGTTCAGCTTCGGTTTCTTCACGAATTGCCACTTTCGCGCCGTATAGAACCCCAATTCCCGGCCCAGCTTGGTCTCCGGATCGAACAGATCCAACGAGTGGAGGCTATATCGCCATCGGTGCGTCGGGTCTGCATAGGCATTATCATGCTTCCAATAAGGCACCTTGACTCTAAGCGTCCCCTCGGGCTTCAGAATGCGCCAACATTCATTCAGCGCTGTCACCAGATCGATGCACAGATGCTCGAACACCGAAGAGGCGTTGATCCTCTCAAGACTCCCATCCTCCCACGGCCATGGCAAGACGTTCAAGTCATGCGTCACGTCGATCTCTGGGCGATGCTTCTCCAGGTCGTGGTTGATCCAACCTTTCACTATGTGATTGCCCGCGCCCAGATTCAACAGTGTCAACTATTGCCCCCTTTCCGCTCCGCCTCGACCATCTCATCGATGCCTTCCCAGACATCGATGGTTGGCACCCAGCCGAAATCCCGCAGCACATTTACGTTCGCTGCCGGTCTCCCTTCCACATCCGCGTGCCGCCGAGGAGCCTCTATCACATGTTCCAGGCTGTAGCCATGCTTGTCGCGCAGGTATTCGAGCACTTCTATCAGCGAAACAAGGTTGCTCTCGCCCCCGCCAACGTCGTAGACCTTTCCTTCGCAATTCCGCGTCTTCATCAAATGCTCTGCCTGCCTCATCAGCAACCGGGCCGCATCCTCGTTGTGTAGGCAATCGCGCTTTTGTAGGCCCCCACCATGCAGGTCCAAGGCCAACTGGCCCACCATTGCCCTTACGAACCAGCTCAACCAGCCGCTTTCGGATGTGCCATACTGGTAGACGCCGTATATCGCCCCGAACCTATTGGAGATGGTGGGGACCCCAAACGTGCGAGCATACTCGGTGCACAACAGGTCTCCCACCCACTTGCCCAATCCATAGATCGTGTATTGCCCCTGTTCGTTGGGATAGGCCCGCACCGACGAGGCATACACTACCGGAGTGAGGCGTTTCCTGGCTGCCTCCAGCACGCAGCAGGTCATCATGGCGTTGAGCCTAAAGCTCCGTACAGGATCCTCCAGAGAACGGGGCGCCGAGCAATCTCCTGCCAGGTGAAAGATGACGTCTACCTTTCCATAGTCACTGACGTGCAGGCAATCAGCCAACCTGATCTCCACGCTCGGCAACGACGATAGTAGCACCCGAATCCGATC